TAGAATGGCGCAACAGTTAAAAGAAAGAATATTATCGGCATCAAGACTCAAGACGCTTGAAACTTGCTCTTGGTCTTATTGGTGCAATTACCACTTAAAACTTCCTCAGAAGCAAAACGAGGGAGCACAGAGAGGTACAGTGTGCCACTTGGTATTTGAAATGCTTGTAAAAAAGAAGCATAAGAAGCATTATGATAAAATTTTAAAAGCTAACACTATAGACGGAAGCCCTGCCGTAGTTAGGCTCGTTATGAAGCATTTGCGCCAGATGGAGAAATCTTCCGACCTACCTATGACTAACGAAGAAAATACTGAGTTGGTTTGGGATATGATTATGGTGGGGCTAAAGTATGACTTTTTTGGGTGGGGAGGCAAGGTTGATAATCCAGAGCTTGAGTTTTTGCTTGAGGGCAAAGACCCTGTCTACAAGATAAGGGGCTTTATAGATAAACCGATTGTTTACAAACGCGGCAAAAAAGTAAAAATTGTAGATTACAAAAGTAGTAAATATAAATTTAGAGGAGAAGAGTTGCATTCCAATGTCCAAGCGATGACTTACACGTTAGCCGCGAAGAAGCATTGGCCGGGTTATAAACCCACCGCAGAGTTCTTATTTTTAAGATTCCCCAAAAGCCCCGTTCAGCAAGTAGAATTTACAGACGAACAGCTCAAGGGATTTGAGTATTATCTATCTTATGCTTTTTTTAAGATAAATAACTTCACAGAGGAAGATGCTGCTGTTAATTATGCTGCGGATACCAAAAAAAATTCTTGGCTGTGCAAGGTAGGAAAATGGCGCTGTCCTTATCTTGACGGGTATAGTTATTACTCTTTACGTGACAAAGATGGAAATCAAGTTGCGTCTAGCTTCAAAAAATATGAGCTTGAAAAAATAAAAGAGAGTGGGCAAAAAATTAAAAAAGAAAAATATGATGGCTGCCCAAGGCATTTAGGGAAGGATGAATACTTGGATATTTTTGCTTGACAATTTTCCAGACACCGTTTACAATCATGGGCATGACCGAGGTTATCCCTCTATTTAAATCTCATTACAGCATAGGTAGGTCTATCCTAACTCTCAATTCGCTTGGGAGCTCTGACGAGAAAGGTCCCGATTCAATAATTGATATATGCTCCGAGGCCAAGATGAAGTCTTTCCATTTGGTTGACGATAGCATGACCGGAGTATTGGAAGGTTATACTAATTCTTTGGAGGCTGGTATTGATTTAAGGTTTGGTCTGAGGGTTAATCTTTGTAATGATATAAAATCTAAAGATAAGGAATACAACTTAAATGAATTCAAAGTAATTATCTTTTGTAAAAATAAAAGCGGTTACGAGAGACTTTTGCAGATTTATTCTATTGGTTCTACTGATGGATTTTATTACGCACCTAGAGTTGATTATAACCTACTTCTTAAATATTGGAATGACGACGATTTAGCTTTGTGCATACCTTTTTATGATTCTTTCATTCATAAAAATAAATTCAGTATGAGCAACATCATTCCGGATTTCTCTAACTTTTCTCCGATATTCTTTTTAGAAAGTAATGATCTACCGTTTGATAAATCATTAAGAAATCATGTGTTAACATATTGCGGAGACAAGTACAGCACTCAAGAAGTTAAAAGTATTTATTACAAAAATAAATCAGATTTTCCACATTATTTAACCTTTAGATGCATATCTGACTCAAATCCCGGCCGAGCCAAAAAGACTTTAGCTAAGCCAAATTTTGATCACATGTGTTCAAACGAATTCAGTTTTGAAAGCTGGTATGAAAAGATTTAAACTATCACAACAACTAATAGACAGGGCGCAAGAAAGGGCCGACAAGCTACCTTTGCTGAATAACTCCATCAGAAAAGGTGAAGGAGCTTTAGTAGCATACATCGGCGAAGAAGTTGCCAAGCACGTTCTAGGCGGCGAAATAAAGGATACCTATGATTACGACCTAGTATATCATAACCCTTGCTCTGGTCATTTTACAGTCGATGTAAAAACCAAGGAGAGGACTGTCCCTCCTCAATTAAACTATAACTGCACAGTAGCAGACTTTAATCCTAATCAAAACTGCGATGAATACGCTTTCATCAGCGTAATGAAGGACTTGAGCTATGCTTGGTATCTTGGTAAAATAAAAAAGTCTGAGTTTTATCAGAAAGCTAAGTTTTACAAAGAAGGCGATTACGATCCTGAGTCTTCTTATAATAGGAAATTTTATTTCAAAGCAGATTGTTATAACGTCCCAGCCAGAGAATTAAATGGATAACGATTTTTTTAAAAAGTCTAACGGCAAAAAACTTGTCTTCATGGATTTGGAGACTTTTAATGTTAATCTAAATTTTTACAACAACCGACCTTGGCAGGTTGGAATGATACGGGTTGTTGAGAATAAGATTCAAGATAGGTTTGATGAGATGGTTAAGTGGGACTGTGGCTTAAAAATCTCTGATGAAGCTGCCAGAATCACAAGGTTTGATCAAAAAAAGTTTAATAAATTAGCTAAGCCTGAGTCGGAAATATTTCCCACGGTTTACGAGTGGCTGGATGATTGTGATTACATTGTGGGTCATAACATACTTGGGTTTGATATGTATCTAATCCGAGAATGGTGCAAGATTTACGATAAGCCGTATGATCATTTATTTGAAAAAAGCGTAGATACATTAGCTATAGGAAGAGGGATAAGGTCTGAATATTATTTTAAAAAGGAAGAAGAAGATTTCTTTGATTATCAATATCGCCTTTTAAGCTATCGGTCTAAAGGTATCAGAACGTCCCTGTCCGAGCTTGGCAAATATTACAACATCAATCATAATTACGAGACTTTGCATGATGCAATAAATGATTTAGAGTTGAATTTGAAGGTTTGGAACAAACTTAAAATTGATATGAGCAGAATTTAGGTATATAATACATTATATGCCTAGCATGGATTTTGCTTATGATTTGATAGAAAAGCTGTCAGAGGAATCTGATGTCGACTATGCTATTTTAGTCCTCAGAAAAGGAGGCAAGCAAGATAAAGTAGATTTTTTTTACAGGTTTGAAGAGGAGAGTAAGGACACTTTAAAAGTTCTAAGAAACAGATTAGACCAAATTATACTGGAAGATGGAGATAGCAGAGGGCAAGAAAAGTCAGAGCCGCCAAAAAAGAAGCGCGGCAGACCTAGAAAAAAGAAAGAGTAGCTTCGCGAAAGATCTAAGCAATTTAGATCTAGAAATACATGGCGTGCGCCTACCGAAATTTGATGTTCAGCCAGAGTACCTAGAGCTGATAGACAATCCAGAAAAAGTAAAAAATACTTACGATTTTCTTATCGCGCTCTGTCAAAAAGGGTTTAAAAAGCTCAATATAAAGAGAGGTACGGCAGAGCATAAAAAATATACTGATAGGATTTACTATGAACTAGAAATCCTAAAAGAATTAGGTTTCGTAGATTATATACTTTTAGTCTGGAAGGTAATTCACTACTGCAACACATCTGATATTCCCATAGGACTAGGTCGAGGCTCTGCGGCTGGAAGCTTTGTGCTTTATCTTCTTGGAGTTACTAAAATTGACTCTGTTAAATATGATTTATTTTTTGAGAGATTTGTCTCAAAGATTCGAGCCAAGAAAAAAGTAATCAAAGGAGTTACATATCTAGACGGCTCCTTGATGTGCGACGTAGATATGGATGTCTGCTACTACAAAAGAAAGCAGGTTCTCAAGTATCTAGAAGAAGAGTTTGAAGGTAAGACCTGCAAGATAAGAACTCTTAACACTTTGAGCGGTAAGTTGGTTATGAAGGAGTGCGGTAAAACTGTCGAGGACAAATCTGAGACAGAAATGAATCATGTCTCCGCTATGATACCCAAAGTATTTGGCCAAGTTAAGGACATATCAGAGGCCTATGATGAAGTTGATGACTTTAAAAATTGGTGCGACAACAATCCTAGGACTTTTGAGACAGCTCAAAAAATAAAAGGATTAGTTAAAAATAAGGGAGTCCACCCTTCTGCTATATTGCTGTCATATGATGATATTGTAAAAAGTTGCCCAATAGAACTTGACTCTGATAAAGAAAAAATTTCTGCTTACAATATGGACTGGTCGCAGATGTTCAACGTCAAGTTGGATGTGCTAGGACTAAGAACTGTATCTGTCGTAGATCAAGCTTGTAAATTTATTGGTATAAATGTAGAAGATATAGATTTAGATCATGAAAGTATTTATCAGAATCTATACGACTTAAAACAGCCTCACGGCATTTTTCAAGTAGAGGCTCGCGCTAACTACGAAGTCTGTAAAAAGGTAAAGCCCAAAAACCTTGAAGAACTCAGCGCGGTATTAGCGTTAGCAAGGCCGGGAGCCATGCAGTTCACAGACCAATACGCTAATTATACCAATAACGATACCTATGAAGTTATTCATCCGTATTTTGATGATATACTGGGCAGTACTGGCGGCGTCTGCCTCTATCAAGAGCAGATGATGAAAATGGCTCATAAGATTGGTTTTAGTCTTGATGAAGCAGAGTTATTACGCCGGATTGTAGGGAAGAAGAAGGTTAATGAGGTTAAAAAGTGGAAGAAGAAAATTAAAGACAAGGTTAAAGAAAATAA